CGATGGCGAACGGGCGCCCTCTCCGGGTCCGGGGTTACTTCCTGGTGGGCGTCGACGACGGTGGCGCCGTCGTCGTCTTGGCGGCGGACTTCTTGGCCGCGGTGGACTTCTCCTCCTCGGCGGCGTCCTCCTCGGCGCCCTCGAACTCCTGAGTGGCGGCGCGGCTGATCCGGGCCTCGTCCAGCCGGGCCCGCTCACCCCCGTCGTCCTCGTCGTCGCCGCCGTCGTCGTCCCAGGCGTCCGGGTTCTCGATCAGCTTGGCGTGCTCGGCGGGAACGTCGTCGTCCGGACCGTAGGTGAACACGCCGTCCTCGTTGGTGATGGTGACATTCGTCTTGAGCTTCTTACCCATGACCTCTCCTCACACCGTCGCAACCATGAAGAGGCGGGCGGTGGTCAGCACCGGCATCCCCACCGCGTCGATGAACGTGAACTGCCGGTAGGGCGGCCCCGTCTTCTCGATCACGCCGACGATGCCCGCCGCGTCCTCGAATGACATATCGCTCTCGCTGGAGTTCATCAGCTCCAGCGCGGTCGCCGACAGGCCCATCACGGTCGCGCCGACGTCGCCGGGATTGGCCGGGAGCATGGCGATCTTGTTGGCCGGGAACACCAGGGTCGGGGTTCCGTCGACGTCGACCTGGGTGCCGTAGTAGTCGACGAACGTCGGGCAGCCCTCGGAGGCGAACAGCGCATTGATCTCGGCCAGGCTGACCCGCGTGACGCCGGTCTGCGCACCCTTGATCGCGTTAATCAGTTTCGTGTTGACCTGCAACGCACGCTGCACCGTCAGGCTGGTCACCAGATGCACCAGTCGAAGGCCGTTGTTGAGGAAATAGGTGTCGGACCAGGCGAGCATGTCGGCCAGCGGGTCGGACGTCGTCGGGCTTGACACCCAGGAGATGGCGGCGGTCACGACCTGGCTGACCGGGATACCGTAGTCGGCCTCACCCTGGAACCCCTCCTCGTTGATGGTCAGCTTGCCGTCGCTGAGGACATCGCCCCAAGCCTGCTCAAGCCGGGCTTGGATCTCACGGGTGCCGTTCTGGCCGTCGTTGTAGACCGAGTTGGCAAGGGCCTGCATGTTGGTGCCGCCGGTGCGGGCGTACTCAAGCTGGAGCCGTTCGTACTCACCCATCGAGAACGACGTGGACAGCGGGAGCAGCTTCACGAAGCGCTGCGAGCCGGAGTCGCGCTGGCTGACGTGCAGACGCCCGTCGAAAGCGCGGAACCGGGCCGTGCGGTTGGTGCGGACGATCTCGGCGAAGTTGAGCTGGTTGTCCTGCTTGGTGATCGTCGGGAACATCGCGGTGAGTCCGAACGTGTCGGGGAGCGGCACGTTGCGAACGAAGGTCGTCAGTGCGTCCGGGGTCACCGGTCCGTCGAACAGGATAGCCACGTCACACCGACCAATAGATCAGGCCGAGCGCCGTCTGGCCGCCCGCGTCGATGGAGCCGACGCCGGACTGGAACGGCAGCTTGGACTTGGAGACGAAACCGTGCACCAGTAGGCCGCTCGCCACCTTGGTGAGGAGTTGGGCGGTGTAGCGGTCGATCACGGTGCAGGAGGAGAACAGCAGGCCCTTGGCGGTCTGTCGACCGTCCGCCGCGCCTGAGTCGTAGGGCCCGTAGAGGCCGGTGGCGGTGACCAGGCCCAACGCGATCCCCGAGGCGATGAAGCCGTTGGGATAGTGGGTGGCCTGAGTGAACTTGGACACGTCCAAGGTGATGGTCGGGGTCGTTCCGGGGTCGGTGCCGTGCGGGGACAGTAGCCACGCACGATTCTCGGCTTGGAACGCGATGCTCGTGACGGCGATTTCCGTCATGATTGCTCGCTTTCGTTAAGGGGTCACTTGGCGGCGGGGACCTTGTCCCCGAACCGCCTCTTGGCTTCCGCGAGACCCGCTTCACGAGGCGAGAGCATCGTCGTGCTCCGTTTCCCTGCTCCGTGGTCTGCGATGCGTCCGCCCGGCGCCATGGCGGCGCCCTGGACGAACTTGGTCAGGAACGTCTGCACCTTGGCGGTGTCGACGTCCCCCTTGTCGGTGAGGAACCTGGTCGGGTCGATGCTGTCCATCAACTCGTTCCGGTCGGCCTCGGCCATGCCAGCCAATGCCGAACCCAGTGCCGCACGCACGAGCTTCGGGCCGTATTCGGCGGCCACCGCTGCGCGTTCCTCCTTGCGGGCCTGGGCGATTGCGCGGTCGGACTCGGTACCGGCCTGAGCCCGTAGGCTCTCCAGCTCCTTGAGTTGGGCGTCATACGCCTCGGGGGTGAGGTCGCGCCCGACCTTGCCCTGCCACGCCTTCTCGTGCTTGCGGGCGATGTCTCGCCAGTAGGCCGCCTGTTGCTCCGTCGTCATGTTCTCGACCGGAGTGTCCTTCGGGTAGGGCGGCGGCGGGGCGGCCTGGGTGGTCTGGGTCGTCGTCGTCGGGTTGAGGCTCAGCGAGTTGCCGGTCGTCGGTGGAGTAGTGACTCCGCCAACGGCTGCCCCGCTGAGCGAGTTCTGCGTGTTACCGGCGACCGGCATTTCGGTCATGGAGTTTCCCCTTGTTTCGTTGAGGGCTGAGCATCGATGGTTAGCCTTGGAAATGACGTAGCAACGCCACGATGATGTCGGTCATGACGAAGGCAAATGCCACCACGAAGAGAAATAGGACGACGAGCGCAATGAGCGCGAGCAGGAACCCCCGTATTGGCTTTATCCTTTCCGCGCGAGCCGGCGATTTGCCTTGGCGTGGATCTTCGCCTTGGTGGAGGCGCTGATCTTGCCTTTCTTGTGCATCTGGGTCGCCCGCGCCTTGGCGTTCGCGGCCCGCTTGCGGGTGTCCATCGGGTACTTGCGCGACCCCGGCAGCCCGAACTGGCTCCTGGGGATCGACTTGCGCTTGCGCGCCGTGATCGTCTTGGATTTCCTCTTGGCCATGGCCACCCTCCTATGCCGCGCTCTCCACGACATTCGTCAGGAACGCGATCCGCTTGCGCTGGTAGTCCAGCGCCTCTCTGACGTCCTGGCCCTGCGCGGCCTTGGTCTCAAGGATGGTCAGGGTGGGCCGCAGCTTCTCCAGCTCGCGGACCGCCCGCCCGATCGGGTCCTCTTCGCCGATCTTGCGCGGGGTGTTGAACGGGCTGCCGTGCTTGGTGAGCACCGGGCCGTACTCGCCGTGCTCGTTGATCTTGTAGCGGGTCTCTTTCAGCTTCCGGCCCTCGGTGCCACCGGCGGCGCCGTAGAGCGCTTCGAGATCCTGCTCATTCATCAGCGCGCCCGCGTCGATGTCCCCGGCGATCTCCAGCACCGTGCACTTACAGCGAAGGTGCATCGGCTGGAGAGTGGCGATGTTGTAGATCCGGGTGGAGGCCGCGATGCACAGCCCACAGGTGCCGCCCGCGCTGAGTTCGGGGTGAATGACCCGGCGGTAGTGCTTGATGCCGTGCGCCTTCATCTGGGCGACCTCGGCGGCCCGGCTGGTCAGCATCGTGTCGCCGTCCGCGAGATCGGTGGCCCGGAAGGTGGCCGCGTACTGCGCAACCTCCTGGTCGCCGGTGGTGCTCATCCGGCGTTGGAACGCCTCCACGGGCCGGGTGTAGACCTCGACCGGGTCGGCGCCGCCGCGGATGGGCGGCAGTGTGACGGACTTGACCACCGGCGCGGTGTCGGTGATCTCGGCGTGCACGTTGGCGATGTACTGCCGGGCGGCCCCCTCGACGGCGAGCTGGGCCCGCTGGCTCAGGTTCGCGGCCTGGGAGGCGACCTCTTCGGTGGCTTTGTCGTCGTACCACACCGACAGCTTGGGCCGGGTGAAGAGGCGGAGCAGGGCGGCGATGAAGCCCTGCCGGATGGCCTCGATGGCGCGGGCGTACTGCTCCACCCAGAACGTGATCCGGGCGAGTAGGCCGGAGTCCATCGGCTACGCGGCGTTCGGGTTGGGGCTCGGGTTCGCCGGAGCAGGCGTCCCACCGGCGGCGGGCGGCGTCGCCGACTTCGGCTTGGCGACCGCCAGGCCCTCCGGCAGCGCGAAGTCGGGACCGGTGCCGCCGGGTCCGGCCTGCGCGGTGACCCGGACGATCGGGTTCTCGAAGATGACATCGGCGGCGCGCATCTTCTGCAACTCCGGGACGTCGGCGGGCGGGTACTGCAAGACGTCGGTGAAGATGGCCTCGTAGGGCAGGATTCCCTTGAGCTGGAAGGCCGCCTGCGCCCGGTCGGTGAGCGAGAACCGCTCGGCTGGCCCCCACATCGGCTCGATCTGGGTGACGTCGGCACGCTCGGCGTCGCCCATCCCGAGGAAGCACAGGCTCATCACCTCGCTCCAGCCCTTGCTGGCCCTGGTGCGGCGGTCCTCGACGGCGTAGACGTGCTCCTCGCGGAGCAGGGAGGCGCCCTCCGCGGACTGGTTGGCGGCGTCCGGCGCCAGCGTCTGCAACGGGGTCGACGTACCGGCGGCGAAGTGCTCGATCTCGTCCTTGAGTTGCATCCGCAGCGGGGTGACGTCGGTGGACTGCGACTCCCAGAACGTAGCGCCCTCGGGCAGTTTCCACAGCGAGCCCGGGGCCGCGATGAAGGCGTTGCTGTAGTCGATCTTGGTGCCGTCGTCGTCGTAGTCCGGCGCGCCCTGGAGGGCCCGCTGGCGGAACGCCTGCACGGTGGCGATGACGAGAATGTTCATCGCGTAGTGGTTGATGCGGTCCAGCGATTGAAGGTGGCGCTCGAACTCCCCAACCCCCTGACGGTTGCGGAATCTCACGACCGCCACCCTCGGCAGCGAGTTGCCCGACTTCTGCTCGTCTAGCTCCCAGCCATTGGTGGCACGATAGCCGCGGGTCGTCATCGACGTCGACGCGGAGTTGCGCCACACCCTCACGTAGCCGGGCATGTAGAGGTAGGCGAGATCCGAGGCATCCCACTCGTCGCGGAACAGCTTGAGCCCGGCCAGCGTCTCACCGGTCGCCGGGTCCTCGGCGGTGATGGTGTCGAACGGGTCCTCGGCGGTCACCCGGCACCACTTCTCGCCGGACCGCTTGGGCTGCACGATGGCGTAGCCGTCGCCAAGCTCCAGCATGTACTCGTGGACGTCGCGCGCGACGATCTGCATGGCGTTGAACCGCATCACGTCCCGGGCCACCTGGTCGCCGAGGGTGTCGTCGGCGGCGGCGGTGCGGAAGTCGCGAAGCTGCATCCGGTTCGCCTTGGCGACCACGCACAGCTCGGCGACGTTGAGTTGGCTCAGCCGGACGATCTCCTTGAACGCATCGCGCCAGCCCTGCGCCACCAGGGGGAGCGGTGGGTCGCCCCGGAAATGCTCGTCCAGCAACTCAAGGGGCGGACGGCACCGGTTCCGCCGGATGTAGGGCGACAACGGGCTCCACGGCTTGCCCCACCAACGACCGAGCCGCCGGTCGCAGAGTTCCTTGGCGAGCCGGTCGCGCCACCACTCGTCTGAGTAGGGCGGTGGGGCGCCCAGGCCGTTCTGGTACGTGGCGTCGACAGCCATGTGGCTCCTTCCGCCAAGGCTCAGTAGATCCGTTCGATACCGACCGCGCGCCGACGCGGCTTGACGATCCCGGCGGCGATGCAATCGAGGCGGGCCTGCCATGCCAGCACTGCCGCCACCACGGCGTCGATCTTCTTGCTGGAGTAGTCGTTGTCCTTGCCGAGCGCGAGCTTGCCGTGGCTCAGGCGACGGCGGGCGGCCAGCGCGTGCCGGGTCAGCGAGTACGACCCGTCGTGGCTGAGATCCTGATTACGGACGGCGCCCTCGAAGCTCTCGACGGCGATCTGCACGAGGCCGCTGCGACCGCCGGTCATCCACCACTCGAACGGGTGGTCGCGATGCGGCTTGTAGAGCGTCTTGGCGCCGTACCTGGCCTCCCAGGCGTTGACGTGGGAGCGCCAGTCCTTGGCCGGGTCGGCGTAGAACGCGCCGACATTCCACCGGTCGAAACACATCTTGATGGCCGACTCGATTTCGGTGATCGGCGGCTCCCACCGATCCCACAGGTACTTGTCGTCGGGGCACTCCCAGACGCCGATCTCGAAGAGGTGACCGTCCTCGACCCGACACCCGATGAGCGCGGTGGCGTCCGGCTTTCCCTTGGCCTTTCCGCGCGAGCCGTCGAAACCGAGCGTGATGAGGTCGCGGTCGGCGATCACCTTGGACGGGTCGGCGACGGCGGCCCACTCGGGCTGGCTCAGGTAGGCGTTGGTGGCGTGGGTGATCTGGTTGAGGAAATCGGCCCGGCTGACCTGCGGGTCGCTTGTCGGATCCCAGATGGTGGCGATCAGGTGGTCCAGGTCGACGTGTCCGGGCGGGCACGGCGGGGTATGGATCACGCAGCCGCGAGGGTCGCCGGAGGAATCCCCGTAGGCGTACCGCAGGCCCTTGAGCAGTGAGTCGCGGTCGGCCATATCGGTCTCCGGCGGCGCTTCGCGGTGATCCCAGTAAAGGCCGCGGTCCTTGGCGCGGCCCTCCTGAATGGCCTGCCAGAACTGCGCCGACTGCTCCGCCACCGAGTCCTCGCCGGGAATGAAGGCGTTGGGCGACTCGACGAATGACCCGCCGACCTTCGCGGTGTTGTTCTTGACCTTCTGAAAGAGGTTCAACCCCCCATTAGAGCTAACCCACTCCTCAGTGTTATGGGTCAAGAACCCGCTCAGGTCGGCGGAGAACAGGTGATCCTCGCTGTCCACCGCGATACAGCGGACCGGCACCCGGGGCACCGGCTCGATCGACGTGATGGTAACCCAGTCGGGTCCACGTCGACACGGCGACACCCTCGCTGCCTTACGAGACAACCGGAACGGCATGAATCCACGCCGGGGCGTGAACGCCACTCGATAGATGCCGCCGCCGGAATAGCGAGCGTCCGGCTTCCATCGGGATCCGGTGGTGACCTGGCCGAGGGACCTCAACAACACAGTGAGAGCATCGGCAAGTCGCTTGCTGGTGTTGACGAACAGGCAACCGCCCTTGGTCGAACAGAATCCGTCCGCGTCCATCAGACCCTGCACCAACGCCGTTCGCTGAGCTATCGACCCGGCCAGGTATTCCTCGGGGACGTGCTTGTCCCGGTAGCACGACAATGCGGTGAAAGCCTTAGCAACGTCAGGGCGATCAACCATCCCAAAGCCCCTGGCTCGCGTAAAGGTGAGATTGACCGCCGTGGCTGGAGAATAGATGCGCGGCCACGACTCAACGCCGATGTCCCGCAGGATATCCATGACCGCATTGGCGTCCCGCGCGCCGACGCTGATCTCGCACTTATTGCGGGTGCCGTCGCCGAGCCACAGCCCGAGCAGATAGGGGTGCACCGGCAACTCGGCGATCGGCGTGTCGAATGGGCGCCCCACCGGCGCGCGGAACGTCCGGCCATCACGAACCATCTCGCCGGTTTTCCGCACCCTCGGCCTAGCCCCGGAGTTGCACACCCGCGTCAGCCAGAGATGACCCTCGGAAGCAACGACACTCGTGCCATCCGCGAACGTGACCCGATAACACTCGTGGTCGAATGAAACCGGCTTCGCCTGCGTCACCTTGACCGGCTGGCCATCCGAACCGAACACCTGGTCGCCTACCTCAAGAGCGCCCATCGTCGTCCAGCCGGTCGGCGTCGGAATCGGGGTATCGAGGGCGAGCGCCTGGTCGAGCACCGCGAAGACCGGTCGGGCGCCCTTGACGGTACGCGCCGAGCTGGTGATCGGGACGATCTTTCCGCGTGGCAGGTTGACGAACGTCTCCATCGGCTCCAGGCCGGGATAGTCGTCGTAGACCGGGCCCTGGCACATCTCCAGCAACGGCGCCCACGTGTTCTGGGTCTGCGCCTCGGAAACGGCCAGGATGTGCACCAACGGGGTCCGCTTGGTCGACCACGAGACGCCCTGCGGCTGGCCATCGGCATCCCACCCGGCGGGCACCACCGGGCCCAGCGCCTCGGCCAGCGCCAACGCCGCCAGCAACGGGCTCTTGCCGTGGCCACGAGCCCGGCTGAATACCCCGCGACGGCGGATCCGGCGACCCGTCAACGGGTCCACCTCGTAGAACTCCAGGATGAAGTCCTGTTGCTCCAGGTAGGGCACGAACGGCTCGTAGTCGGCCCGATCGGGGCAGGCGAGCTTGGCGATCATCCATTCGATGACCAGGTGCCCCAGGGTGGGGCGCTCACCGGGGAAGCCGGGTTTCCACGGCATCGTCGTCAGCTTGCGAGCGGGCGGTGCTTATACGTCGCCGAAACCGGCGGCACGTCGCCGTCCTCCGCCTTGTCGGCCTGCGCGAACACGATGCGGAGCTTGGCGCGCGCAGCCGGGGTCACGCCGTAGGCGTCCTGACGGATGCGCAACTCGGCGGCGACCCGCATATCGCCGTCCCAGAAGCGGGCGTGCAGGACAGCGGTCTGGGCCAGGAAGTCCCAATCGGCCTCGGTCAAGTCCTCGTTGAGCGGCGACTGATTCCACATCGCCCACCACTCGCGGGTTACGGCGGGCCAGGCAAACTCGGTGAGCTGCCCGTCCCGCTCGACCATGAACGTCGGCAGGTCGGGTTGGCTCACCGGCTCCATGTGGATCACCCGGTACTCGGGGTCCTTGCGATGCCCCGCGCGCGTGCCGCGCGGCTTGGGTAGTGCACCGAATCCGGCCATGACTTACCTCCGTGTCGGGGGTTGCGGCCCCATGCCGGGGCGATTGTTATGTCCGTTATGCGTAAACCACGGCTGAGCAGACCGGCAGCGGCA